GCTCACCTCCTGCTCTCAAATGGCCCTCCATTCAAGAACAGTAAAAGCGGACAACTCATTTGCTACAAAACCGGACAAGTCTATTTACTCTTGACATGAGCGGCCAGGCGTGTTGCTATTTTCATCCAGGCACGATATAATGCCTGACTATGAACATTGAGATATGGCATCTTATTTCTACCGGCATCGCATCCTTCAGCGTTGGGGTGACAATTGGCTATTGGATTGGAAGCCGTAATCCTCAAATCACCACAAAAAGCGTTTCCTGCGATACTTGCATCAACGCCAAGGGCGATTGGGAAATTGATATTGTTCTGAAAAATGGTCATCCGAAGACAGTCCTTTGCAACTTCATAAAAAAGAAACGTTGTTCCGTTACAAAATCCCGTTGCCATTACCTGTGACCCCGCCAGTGTCCGATTAACAGCCCGATGCTGAGGGGGATTATAATTGCACCTATCCAAATCCATGCTGCAATGATGTCGCTGACTGTGGTCATTTTCCGGCGTCTCCTTCGTCGGTGCTTTGTTTCGGGGATAGAATACCCAAAAGCAGGGTATATGTCAAGACATATTTTGGATTATTTCTTTTGACTCTTGATCCGCGGCCATACAGTCAAAAAGAAAGGGGGATTGGGGAACAAAAAAGCCGCCCGGAGGGGCGGCTGCTGTGGATTTTACTATATTAAGTTGCTAAAACCAGTTAAAGCCTTTAGCCATAAGCCCAGCAAGTGCTGCTATGGCACCCAAAACGTATAGGAGGTTTGCATTAATGGTCTTACGCATTTCACGAATGTCATTTTTGATGTCTGTCAATGTGGTATCAATGTGCTCCACATGGGCTTCCAGTTTTGCGACTCTCGCTTCCATATGGCCACCTCCCTGGTCCGATCCGGCGCGATAGTTTCCGGAAGGAAAGTTGATGATCTTTTCGCCCATGGTACGGAATCTCCTTCCAGAAATCAACAATTATTTCAGCAAACTCTTTTCTTGTTCAGTTAGGTATATCTCACCGTACCCACAAATTTTACAGGAAAAGAGGCGATAGGCAATTGCCCGACCCGGATCGGTGCTGTACCCTTCTGTCGTGCTCTTTGCCAACAGGGATAGATGGAAGAGTCCATGCAGCCCGTCATTTGCTTCTTTTAATTCTTCATCGGGATGGTTTATGCAGTAGATATTATTGTTTCTGATCGGCATATCGCCCCCTTAGAACATTCGTTCTATTGTGCTTGGTTTTGTAAATATCGCGATGGGAAATTTTGTTGCCTTCTGATTGTCTCAGGCGCCGGGATCTCCTCGCCGTCTTCCTTCAAGACCTCAATCATGGCCTCGGCGGCTATCCGCGCTTCATGGGCGGCCTGCTCCGGCGTGTCTCCGAATGCTGACATCCCCGGAAATTCTTTTATTGTGGCGATATAGCAATCGTCCTCATCGCTCCAATTGAGATGGATTGGATACTTAAACATTTTCTTCCTCCTGGTGATTGTCGATAAAGTCAAGCAACTGCTTTACCTGGTAAGTTTTCGCCATACCGTTCTGATCCGGTTGGAAGTTCATCATTGCCCTGTGTAGCGGGTGCTTGTATATCTTGTGACTGCCGGACTGCCTGCGAAATATAAAACCGTGCTTGTCGGCGAGGCGGCACAGCTCGTCAAATGTAATGCCGGACGGCGAATTTCTTGCCCTCTCCAGCAACTTTTCTATGGCGGTCATTCATTCTCCTGTCAATAAAGATTTTTTGATGCTACCGGGCGCATAATACTCAAATATATCACGCCGCTTTCATCCCTCACTGTTCCATACCATCGCCCTCGTCTGTACCGGTAGGCGGGGCGGCGTCGGTAAATTCTTTCTGGTGATCCGCGATTGAACGGTTTTCTCTTCTGAGTTCTTCGATGGCGGATTCTAAATTGCTGATTTGCCTCTTCATGTTCTTGTTATCTTTCCCCAGCGCCTCCAGAACAGGCTTACGCTTCACCGCCTCGTGGAAGGCTATGATATTGGATTCTATGGCTGTTTTCATTACGGTGTCCTCTGATTCACAAATATCCCTCAGTTTCTTGCAAAAGCCCAGTATCGGCGGCGTCAGGCCGCTGCAAAAACAATCTCCGCTTCTATGCTTCTCCCGATCCGGCGCCATCAGCTCTTCAATAGTACGCCCCAAGGTGGTGGCTATGCTATGCAGATCCTGAATAGTGACGTTGACGGTTCCGAGTTCGATGTTTGTGATCCTTCGTTGCGCGGCGGCGCGATCATTCTCTGCGTACCCGAGCGCCAGCATCCCCAGCGTAGCCTGATTCCACCCCGCCTCATTGCGGTAGTGCTTCACGTTCTGACCAACAATAATTTTATAATCCATACTCATAATTAGTCTTGACACATATCCGGATAGTGGGTATCATTACCCCACTCAACACGAAACGAGGAGATTAGTCATGGGAAAAAGCACATCGTTATCATCCGGTATCGTTCGTCTCGAAAAGGCCGTCAATCAAGAAGGGTTTATTCTTGATTACATAATCTGCACCAATACTGAGACCATCAAAGACGACGAAGTGAGGTTCCACAATAACGCCCCTGCGGGCGAATATTACGTAGTCGAAGCGAAAATCCTGGTCCCGAGGACGGTTACTTCGCCGTCTTCTTAATGGCGTCGGCAATTGACTTCTGTATGCTGCCCACAATTACCTTTGTGACCTCGCCGGTATCCGGCAGCAGGCCGATAATTGCCCCGCAATTCGCACATTGAATCGCGGTGGGCTTGTTCCCTCCTCTAACCGAGAGGGCTGCTGCCTCAAAAGTGCTTGATTCGCACTTGGGACATGTTGAAGTTGCCATAGTTGTTATCCTTTAAATTAAAGTAGGTATCATTACCCATGCAAAACTACGGGCAAAAAATCAAAGAAATCAGGGCCGCCCTCGGTATATCGCAACGGGAGCTTGCCGAGCTTATCGACAGCAACCGTGACATCATCAACAGCTATGAACATTCCCGCGCCAGGGTAACGGCAGAGGCATGGGAAAAAATAAAGGCCCTCCTCTTAGTCACTGCCCCGTCGCAAAACCAACAATCCCAACCAGTCAACCAAGATTCATGAGGAGGAATAATCTCACCCATGGAAAAGATGGCTTGTCTCCCGCTGTGGTGGGTAATCATTGTTATCGTTTTATGCCTCATCTTCCATCTGCTGAAGGCCGCGAAGAAATATTTTACCGAAAGGCCATTGTCTGACGAAGATGTCAATTGGGACGATAATGGCCCGCTTCTCGCTCGTCGCTTTACCAAAGACGGCGGCGAAATTTTACCTCCTATGGAAATACGTCCATATCGCGATCAAGGCGGCGGTGCCGCTCAAGACAGGTACAACAAACTTAAGCAAGAACTTCGCGTTTTTGAGGAAAAAACCCACAATGAATCGCACCGCTTTAGCTGACCAGTGGTATTCTGTAGGCAACCCTGGCCATATATTTACATTGCCTCCGGGCTGCTCAAATGTATGCGGCTTTTCTTCACCGCTGTACCAGCGTTTTATGCGCTTGATCATAAGCATTAACAAATTCAGTTGAGAGGGCATTCTCCCACATTGGTGAAATTATCATGTCGATAGACGATCTCCGCATAGAGTGTGAGATATTGCGAGCGCAATTGAGCCTCAACAAGAAGGGGAGCTGTCGCGACCTTGCCCTTGCGATAGGCGTAAATGCCAACGCCTTGAACATGGCTTTGTCTGGTTACAGAAACAACCCAAAATCCAAGGAGATGTTGGTTGTGTTGCGATCCCATTTGAGAAAGATCGGCAAAGAAAGAGAATAACCACGGTGTGGGGCTTAACACGGTTTCCATATCAATTCAAATCCTTTTTGTTGGCTATTAGAATGAAATTTTAATGAATTAGCAATTACAGATAGAGAGGGCAAAAGTAATGAAGTCGCACGAAGCCATTCAACGCTCGATAGCCAGTAAGACAGTCGAACATGCAAAGAGGTTACGCATGTCAACATCAATGGTTAATAAATGGCAGGAACCGTCAGCGGACTTCACCGATTCGGGGGCACTAAATCCACTGGATCGGATAGAGATTGTCATGGAGACGGCTATCTCCCTGGGCACGCCAAGGGAAGAAGCTCTTGCTCCAATCCAATACTTAGCCGAAAGATTCAATATCATCACTATTCCCGTACCCAAAAAAACATCAATAGCCATGGAAGCCCTTTCCAAGGAGCTTCTAAGAGCTATTACCGAATTCGGCGAGCTGTCGCAGGAAGCGTCAAAATCCATGTGTGACGATAGGATCACCAGGCGCGAGGCGGACCGGATTGAGAAAGAAGCTTGGGATCTAATAAGGCAGGTCGCTGTATTCATACGAACAGTGAACGGTTACGTTAAATAAAAAGGGGGAAGTGATGGAAAAGACAGATATTGAGTTGGTTCTGGAAGCCTATGGTTGGTTGCCAAGCGAAGGAGCCATAAAGCGGCAACAAGGCGCTCGTGGGTTCGGGAAATTAACCGAAGCGAAAGACATGATTCTCGACATCCTTTTGCGCCCCAGGATTGAAAACTCCATGCGCCAATCCATTATTGCAATGGTGCAAGCAGAACTCAACGCACGAGGAACGTGCGACGATCTGGTTTCGCCTCTCTTGGAAAAAGAGAGGATGATCAAGCCTGCCGCCCTGGAGGAGATCATCGCCTTAATCGAACCGCCGCAAGAGATGGGTGCGGAGATACGCGAAGCGTTCCAGAAATGGGCAGCCGATCTGACGAGTGGCGCCTTGAAGCATATCGACGCGCTCATCGAACGCGATAAGGGTACAGAACTCGAAGGGCGGTGGCGGGAATTGCGAGAAAGAAGTTGCGGCGAGATGAACAAATGACCCTGCGCCTTAACAGCATGGTTGAGTATCAGGCCCTTGTGCATCGAATGAAAAGCAAGGATGCCCCGATGATCCCATGCGAAGCACCGAAAGAGAGTAAATTTCATTCGGTGATCACAGAGGCCCTGGGGATTAAGTTTCACAGCAAGAAAGAGGCGAGATATTTCCTCGAACTGGTTTGCCGTCAGAAGGCCGGGGAGGTTCTGTATTTTCTCAGGCAGGTGCCCTTTGATCTTCCGGGCAATGTGAAATACCGGATCGACTTCATGGAGGTTTATGCGGATGGTTCGATTAGATGGATTGATGTCAAAGGAGTAAAAACTCCTATGTTCATTATGAAGCGGAAGCAGGTGGAAAGCCTTTATCCGGTTAAGGTGGAAATAGCTTGATGGTAAGTGACCAAAAACTCTATCCCAAAGCTGACGTAATGCGCCGGCCCCCCGGCCTCGCAAGGGGCCGGGGATTTAAAAAGCTGATTACTTGTTTGAGCAAAATTTCCCATCGTCTCCATGAGGCATCGGATGTTGCTTCCGGTGGCATGAGGAGCACAGCGTTTCCATGTTTTCGATTCGGTGTGGATCGTCTTGATCTGGCTCCCACGCGGTCTTGTGGTGAATGTGCAGGCGATACGAAGAGCCGCACCGAACGCACTGATATGGTAATCACGCCCGGTGCCACAACGGACGACGGCATATCCGAATCCATGCCTTACAAGCTCAACAATTATGCGGCGACTGCCGCACCAGGGGCGGGCGACGACTCTGAGGATGGATACGAGATAGGGTCCTTGTGGATCAACACAACGGCGACGCCTCGCGAAGCATACCAGTGTGTTGATGCGACGGAAGGGGCGGCGGTATGGGTGAATATCTCTCTGGAAATAGGGGAGGTGCACGTCCAAGGGACTGACCAGGGACTCGACACGGGCGGCGCGAACGCTGTCACGGCAGCGCAGGTAAAAACCGCTGTCACCAATACCCATGCTGCGGGGTCCGACAACCAGAGTTTGGCCGCCCTTGCAACGAAGGTCCCGGTTGATCCGGTCCCGACAGGTAAAGTAGCGGTTTTTGACGCGACCGGCAACATTGCCGTGGCAACACCGGGTTTACATGTTGCAGATGGCGTGGCGGTATCCGGGACGGCCACGACAGGCGGCTTCGGGTTCGTGACTGCTGAAGAAATGAACCTCTTTATCAGCGGCGTCAACGGGCTAAAGGACGCCGTGAATGCGGTTATCGCCAGGCTCGAAGCGAAGGGGATCATCGCGGGATCTTGATAACCAGGATTTAGTGGATAACCAGGTGGCCGCCGTCAAGCGGAGGCGGCCACTTTTGAAGCGGAGGCCCTATGCTTGTCACAAACGTAAAATTGGAGAATTTTAGTTGCGGATCTGTTCATTTCATCGGCAATCGCTTTGAAATTGAAATACCTGCATATTCCATCGGCGATGATGCCGTTTTGTCAAACATCCCCAGCGATGTTCTGGCTGCAAACGTGGCGGCGCTGGCAACGAAAGCGCCCTATGTGGCCGTGACGACCCTCGACGAAGAAGATAACGGCATTCCGTGGCCGCCGATCCCTGAATTCATGCCATACAGAAAAGATAACTATGCCGGATCTGCGGCGCCAGGGATAAATAACGACGAAACCCAGGGCTATTCTGCTGGCTCCGTTTGGGTCAATATCGCTGCCACTCCCCATGAATTCTATAGGTGCGCCGATGCGACGGCAGGGGCAGCGGTTTGGCTAAATACAACTCTTGAGGTTGGCGAGTTGGGGACAGCGGCCATGTCCAATGTCGAGGCTTTTGAGCCAGCGGACGCGGCGCAGGCGGCAGTTGACGGCCATAAGGACGCGACAACAGGGGTGCACGGCGCCGCTACAGGAACAGTTGCAATTATAGACGAAGCCGGGTATCTTGTAGGAAAGACGAAGCTGATTCTGGAACCCGAACCGGAGACATAAGGAGACATGATGGACATCTACAAGCCCTCTGAAAATGATTTACAGCCTCTTTTGGATCAGGCCACGGCCAATCAGCCGCTTGAGCAATGGATAGAGAAATTCCTTGCAAACCTGAAGACCATTCTTTTGAAGAGCCCTCTTCATTATCGGGCCTATGGACCGTATTGGTGGCCCCTGAAGAAACTCTTTATTGATCGCGATGATCTTGCTTTCGGCGATTTCATCGACCTGGAATGGTTCTTAGTCATGGATTATGGTAAACCGGAATTCAACATTCTGGCTGCTTTTGCCTACGAAGACCTGCGAACGGCGAAGAACTTTATTGATGATCCGTTTCATGTCATGGAGACGGTGGACGGCGACGATGCCGTTGAATTTGCCTCCAATGATCCAGAAATGGAAATGATGGCTATGCTGTAAGCTACCCCTGCGGTTTCGACCCAGGGCGCGGGGCCGGGCAACCGGCCCTTTTTCATACTCCAACCCTGCCTTCACTAATGTGCGTTTTTATACCACAAATGTATGTTTTTAGGTCATTGTCATAGATCCCGCCGCCTTCCATAATCGGACTCATGGAAGAGAGAAAACCATCATTTTGGCAAAAGCTGTTTCCTGGCTTTTTAGGGAAGAATCAGGGCGCAAATGCCAACGTTTCCATCCCGCCGATTGCAAATTATGAGGACTTCATTGCAGACGCCCTCCTATCGGGAGCCCCTGTTGGAGATGCCAGCGGCGAAGACTCATATCAGCTTACGGATCTTCCAAGTAATCGCCTACTAAAATACAAGATATTCCGCGTCATGGCCGACGATCCCACCATTGATTCGGCCCTAAAGATGCACATATCACACGCCCTCTCCGCAAAATCGGATACAGGAGAAATTGTCTCCATAGAGTCAACGTCAGATAAGGATGATCCCGTAACCATTGATTTACGAAACACTTTTAAGGATACGATCAACAAGAATGTGCAGTTTTGGGCCTACAATGCGGCGCTGAATGGAGTATGGTTCGCTCGGGTCTATGGCGAATCCCGCAAGGGCGTGGAGCTTGTGAGGTCAGACTATTATTCTCATCCGCAATTCATCAGGGCCTACGAGCAGGCCGGGCAGGTGGCCGGATACACGGCGGCACACCAGAACCCCATGCAGAACGCTGGCTACATCGCATTGATGGAGCCCTGGAAGTTCGTTGCTTTTCGTATCCCTATTTGGAAGGCCGAGAGCGAATTCGAGCCGCCGCGCCTTGATGGATCAATCTTCGATATTTCAAATGATGATTACAGATCCGAAAGCATTATTGAGAGTCAAAACTACGGGACATCGCTGATAGAAACAGCCTTTGCGCCTTGGATGGATCTGCAAGAGGCCATTCTGTCATTGAACATGTCGCGTAAAAACGCGGCCCGCCTGGAACGGCTGATCGGGGTTAATACCGGTAAGTTGTCTCCTCAGCGGGCATCTCAATATCTGAATACCGTTTCCGGTCAAATCCTCAAGGTAAATCAGGCCAATGCAAAGCAATCGCTACGGCGAGGCTATGTGCAAACTGTCATCAACCACCTCATCCCAATTTTCGGGGACGGCAAGGGACGCCTGGACATTGCCACAATGGAAGGAAACCCAAACCTTGACGGGTTGGGAGACATTGATTTCCACGTGAAGCGTCTCGGCTCCGCCCTGGGAGTCGATCCGAGCTTGCTTGGATTTGGAGAAATGTTAAGCGGCGGACTGGGGGACGGGGGATTCTTCCGGATCTCTGTCCTTGCTGCGATAAAGGCGAATATGCTCCGGCGAGCCGTTCAGTCCGGACTGGAAAGCCTGTTCGATATTCACGTCGCCTATAAATTCGGGAAAGTCTTCTTGCCTGGCGAAAAGCCATGGCGGATAGTTTTCAATTCCGTATCATCCGCTCTCGAGAGGGAAGAACGGGAAAACCTGGAAGGGCGCGTAACCTTTGCGACGATGATGGGGCAGCTCATTCAGATTATTGATGCTGAATTCTCGGCTGTTGATCGGAACGCCCTGGCCAACTACATGTTTACCGACATCATGAGGATTGACGAGGAAAAGTTCCGAAAGATGTTTCCCAAAAAGATTACCGGCCCAGTGCAGGACCTTGGACCCAATGGGCAACCGCTTGCAACTGAAGAGGAAGGAACTTTAACCGAATCGGCAACCAGGCGCATGAAAAGCGTCGTTGATAGATATATCGAAGGGCTTTACGCCGGAAAGTAAAGAAGGAGGTTTGTTATGGGTGAAATCATAAAGTGTAACTTCAATTTGTTCAATGAGGGGCGCAAATATACCGGCCATCACCGGAACTATATACTCGAAAGCGCCGTTAAGGTTTGTTACGCACCAGAAACCAGGGAAGGGATTCGGCTGCGGGAGAAGCTTGGATATTTGGGGCATGGCCGACGCGAGATCGCCCGCAAGCTCCAACTGGCTGAAGTGGAGCCTGTCAAGCTGCCCGATGGGTCAGTTATCATCGTGGAAAATATTCCCTCAAACATCACGACCTTCTTTGAAGTGAATAAGGACGGGAATGTCGAGCACCATCAGGAAATCCTCGAGACGGCGCCCGGCAAGGTGGTAGCGGGGCTGAATTCCTCCAAAGTCGGCGGGTTTTCGTGGGCTTGCGGGGGCGTGGACGGTGGCGCCGTTGGTGCGACACGAATTACGAACTTTCACGGGTTCGATTATGTCATGAACCCCGGATTTGCGGATAATCGCGGCTATATTCTCGAAAATGCTGACGGCAAGACCAGAGACATGATCCTTGAAAGCATCTGCAAGGCCG